GATCCATCTTGCCCTGCAGCAATCATATCAAGTAAATCATTATCCATAAGTGTTAATATAGAATTAGACTAGTATTATTTATATTTCCCCGCCTTCTGGCATCTGTGGAGCTTGTTCTGCACCACCTTCTTGAGGTGCTCCACCCATGTTTGGATCTTGTGGATTCATTGCACCACCAGGCATCTGTTCGGGATGAACTCCAAGTTGAAGTTGTTGTACTTCCATAGGATCAGCGAGTTTGCCATCCTTGATTTCCTTCTCCATTTGCTTGTCGATCTCAATGACCTCCTCATCCTTCTGCTTGAGGATTTTTCTTCTCACATAATCAAGTGAGAAGTATTTACCAACATAAGGATCAACAGCGGCAACAACACCAAGTCTTTCGTTGAGTAGTTCTGTCTCTTTAAGTTCTGCAAAGTGATTGTCATACACAAAGTCATATTGAATATGATCTCCAAGTACTTCCCAATCTTCTGGGGTGACAATGTTTTTTAGAATTAACTGAGTCTTCAACATGTCGTTGAACAGATGTGAGAATCTTTTTCTCATTCTGCCAACAAACTTTGTAAACTTGATCTCATCTCTTAAGATCTCAGAGGATCTACCAAGATTGAATCCATCACCAGATCCAGCGATACGAGATTCTGGAACTCCTAATGATCGGTATAGTTTCTTTTGGAAGTACTCGATGTCGCTAAGTTCGCCAAGATTTTGTCCACCTGGCAACGTAGTGATTTCAGTTCCTCTGCCACCCTCTCTTCTGGGTAACCAGAAGTCTTCGAGCATGGACATGTGTTTTCTGTCATCTCTTATTTCTCCTGTAGATGCGTCATAGACGAGTTTATTTCTATAACGGTTCATTACCTCTTTAAGGTATTGTTCCGCTTTCATCTTAGGTAAGTTACCTACATCAATATAGAAAATTCTTCTTTCTGGAGCACGACTCAACCTGTAGATAACAAGAGAGTCCTCAATCATTCTAAGTTGATTGAGTGCCTTGATTGACTTATGTAAGTAAGAAAGAATAGTCTGTTTATTCCTATCAACCAAACCAGAGTGACAGAAAGAAATAGCATCAGGTGCAATCTTTACTGGTCTTTGTTTGGTAGAGAAAGGAGTTTGACCAATAGCACCCAAGGCATTTTTACCTTGTGTCTGACTGGGATCATACTGATAATACTCTTCTATCTCTGGGTTCTCAATATCAGCAGGGTTCTTAGCATTTACCTGATTGATTGCTCCTCTTAATGAATTATCTGTCTTGAGTTTCCTTACCAACTTAATCTTAAGTGGGTCAATATATCTTACTTCTTTAATACCTTCTTCTGGCGCTTTGATATCAATTACCTTATGGTAATAGATTCTTCCATCAACATACCAGTTCCTAAGAATCTCATGACACTTATCATCGAAGTTCAAAATCTCCTTGATTGTTTTGAACTCTTCTCTTATGAGATCTTTAAGTTGCTTAGATGCTGGAAGATTCTCCAAATCGATTTCGACTGGAGAATCATTCTGATCTGAAACTATTGCTTCATTTATAATATCTTCAATGGCACTATCCACTTCGGGATGCAGTGCCATTTCTCTATATCTTTTTATTAACTCAAACTCAGACTTAAATACACCATCAATATCAACGTACTGCCCATAGAATCCGCTCGAGACATAATAGTCCGACGAATCCTCGTTAGATTGGGGTACAGGAGAGACAACGTTTTTGTTTTGTTCGTCATCCTTCTGGATTTTGAATCCAAATAATTTAGCCATTAATCACGTTCTGGGCTGTTCCCAGTTATTTATATCACTTTAATTAATCAGTTTCCTGTGTGTCTGTTCCGTCGCCAGCTCCAAGTTTAGTTGGCTTTGTCTGTCCTGTTCCGAAGACATTCTCATTATTTGCTCCGTATACATCCCACCACTGAACTTGTAGGTCAACAGTAAACTCTTCAATAGAATCAGTTTGATCGTATGAAAGTTCGATTGCACTTACGTTAGTTGGGAATGTTCCGTGGAACTTATACTTTCTGAGAATAGGCACATCTTCATCCACACCAGCCAAACTGCCAGGAGTTCCTTTAGGAGCTCTACCAAGTTGGCTAACAGTCATATCAGTCTGATAGTCTGCTGGTGTAACTTCACCAGTAGCGTTATCATGTTTGTTGATTGCGTTCATCCATCTCTCGAAAGCATTTCTGATCATGAAGTCAGTATCGTTGATGACTGTGATTGTCCAGACATCGAATGTTCTGTCTCCAGCGATCTTCAAGTTTCTTCCTCTGAAAGGAACATCAATTACGTTGATGTTGGATGCAGGGAGATTTGCAGCTTTAACTAAGAATTTCCCCATATCTTTTGCGTCTTTTTCGTTAAGACCAGTAGGGAAAACTAATTCTACTTCAAACAGATTAGGGCGAGCACCACCACCGACTAACTTACTTTTGAAGTCGTCGATGGTTGTTGCATTAATCTTTGAACTATTTGTGTAGGCCATTGTTTGATTCCTCTTCGTGTGTATTTAGTAAATGGTGATTGAATTAGGCGGAACCAACCACTTCATCGAAGGCGATGCCAGTTCTCGTAGCAACAAAGGTAAGACCAATGAAGTTGATGGAACGTGCAGGCTTCACGAAGATATCTGCCTTAAATGTGTTAGAGTCAATAACATCAGGTGTGTTGTTTGTCTCATCGCAAATGACAACGAAGTCCGAGATACCTCTCTTAGACTTGACATCACGAAGATAAGGTTCAACAATATTCAAGAAGTTGGATCTTGTAAGTTCATCGTTGAACTCGAAGAGTTGTGATCTTGCAGCTCTCTCGATAGTTCCTTCGATTGTTAAGAACAAGCGACGGACGTTGATTCTATCGAAAGCAGAAGCTTGCTTCTGAGCAGTTCTGTCACCGAACAATACGATACCAGAGCCAGGAGAGAAGATAACAGGGTTAATTCTCTTAGGATAAATCGTATCTCTTTGTGCTTGAGATGGGTTGTATGCAAGTTTGATAGCGTTGTTGATTGTTCCTCTAGCTGCTCCAGCGGGGGAGAACCAAGGGAATGAGTTAATCGAAGTTCTTGCCATCAATCCAGCAATATCACCATTCAGAGGAATATATCTGAATGTATTATTGAATCTATCAAATGTGTACTTATAACCAGAGTCAAATACACCATAAGATGTAGATTGTAAACTATCGTAGAACTGTACGATGTTTGCAGTTTGTTGATCAGTGTTAGTTACACCAACAACTCCCTCTCTATAAGGAGAGATACATGCAACGCAGTCTTTTCTGACAGATGCAATACTCAACAGTTTGTTTGCCTTAGCCTGTGCTTCATAGATGGATGCACCACTTGAAGGACCTTGGATAAGGAAGTTAACTGCATACTCAGCAGGGTTGTCAAGAACTGTGTAAGAATTTACAACCTCACCTAATGAACAATCAAACTTACCAATTCCACCGTAATCGTTTCCGTTTGTAAGTGAGAATGTCTTAGGACCTGAACCGTTGAAAACAACTCCTTGTGCTGGTTGTCCCCAAACACCAGAACTATCTACTGTGTATCCACTTAAAGAAGTATTCTTGAGACCAAGACCAGTTTGAGCAACACCAACGAAAGCATAGTTAGAGAACTGTGCAACGTAATCTTTGTAGTAGATGTTTGTGGAAGGAGAAACCTTAGCGTCAGTTGCCTTAGATAATCCAGTCCATTTCTCTACAATGTTTCCAGCTGTGCCTGTTACCTTACCTGTGTCATCAACAACGACAACATGAACTTCATCATTCTCACCACTTCTGTCTTTAGCAAATTCAGAAGTTGTTGGACGTTCTGCAATCTGACTCCAGAAGATAGTTTGGTTTGTAAGTCCAAGAGTCTGTTGATCATACCAGTCAACAACGGAGTTACCTTCTCTGAGGTAGATACCACTGTCAATACCAGACATCACTTGGAATGCTGTGTTTGCAAATGCAACAGTTGCTGCAGTGTCCATGATGATTTGTGCAACACCACCAGTGGTTGCGTAAGCAACAATAGTACCAGAGTAAGTTCCGTTAAGAGATCTGATTGTGTCGCCAGGTGCAGTCTTAAGTGTGTTTAAATCTGATCCAAATGCGATAGTTGTGGAACCAATACCGATGTTTGCTTGGAATTGAGTTCTCTCAATCGAAACGGACTGTCCAGAATTGTTAAAGATCTTCAGTCTGTTTGCATGGTTGACTGTGCTGTCAGCAGTTTCGTTTGCAGTAAAGATCGATAGACTATATCCTTGGAAAGAATTAGTTTCAGATCCTTCTTCGTAACTAGCTTTAGTCCAGACATCGTTAGAAACATCGTGTTTCGCAGCAATCTTGACATCGATAGAACCAGCATTGACTCCAGTGATAACACCTTTTAAGTATCCTGTTTGAACACCAACTGTTCCATCTGTGTTTGCGACCTGAGATGAGAACGCAGCAGTTACAGCGAATCCAACTGATAATCCTTCTGTACCGATTGCAATTCTCTGGTCTGCGGCACCATCAATGGTGCATATCTTAAGATCGTTTGCCCAAGAGCCAGGTGATCTTGCAGCGTAATGCCAAGATGTAGGTTGAGTGTAGTTATTGTAGAAGTCTTCTTGAGAGTTGATTTGCAAGTTAGTAACTGCAGCACCAACAGGTACGTTAGCATTAGAAAGTTCTTTATTACTACTTCTTAGAACTCTAAGAACTCCACCGTATGACAAGTAAGCGGATGCAGTCATCCAGTACTCATATTGTCCGTCAGCGGTATAGGGTTTACCAAACGTTGCGAGTAAGTCAGCTTCAGTCTCGATCAACACTGGTGTGTTGACAGGTCCTTTTGCGAAAGGTCCTGCAATAGCACCCACCTGATCGGCAAGGCCGTCAATCCTTCCTACAGTTAAGTCAACCTCTCTTACCTTAACGCCTGGAGATACTAGATTAAGCGCCATGTTTGTGTTCCTCTTGGATCTCAGTTGTTTATCTGTTATTATTTAGAAAAATGACCTTTTCTGTGGGGAAATCGTACATGAACCCCCTACCAATCTGGATATACGTCTGGTTTATCTTTCCTTCTTTTTCTCTTTACTCGATCAATAGTACAGGTTTTACACTCATATGAGTATGACGAAGGCAGAACTCCTCTACTCTTTCTAGTCAAGTAAAAACCCTCTGTCAGTGGATATGTTCTTCCACAAACTCTACATTTTCTTTCGTGTAAAAATAAAACTGGATCATCTAAGTCCATTACAGGTAATCCCACATATAAGATCTATCCCCATATTCGTCTACATGCCATCTGTCACCAGAACTGTCTACGAATGAAGTCTCTTCCGATACACCGTCAGCAATGAAACCAAAAGGAGCCATGTCTTGTTCTATCTGATCTCTTTGATCATCATAGACTCTCTTTCGTATATCATCATCGGTCATCTCTTTAAAATAATCTTGCATCACTAACCATGCAAATATAACCAAACACATAGCAAGGTCATCATTACAACCTTCTTCTGCCTCAAACGAGTTTGATTTTTCAATAAAAGTTGTCAGTTCTGCAATTATATTGTAGTCATTGATGATTAATTTATCTGACTCAATGAGTGTCTTTAGGTTCAAAGCGCCTATTTTCTTTACAGTCTTAGACATCTTGACTCCTAGTTGAACTTTACTACCAGAGAATCCTTGTCCTAAAACTTGACCCGCTCTACCTCTCACAGCAGTCATCAAGACATTTTCATATTCTAAGTCATAGAATAATATAGATGCAATTTGATCACCTATATCATTTACCTCACATAGTATAAAAGCATTATTATATGCCCTAGCAAATTCTGCAATAACACTAGGGAATAACATTGGTTTTATAGTATTATTCCTATACTTTGCAACTACTTTATATGGAAATGTAGTTGTATCAAACACAATAAAAGCAGAGTAATCTTTCTCTACACCTCTTGCAACGTCTACTGTGATTGAATAATTGTGTTTTTCTATCGGGTTTTGATATATCTCACCGCCTCTCTTTCCAGTATTGATTGGTTCATCATACACCATAGTCTTCAACTTAGATGGTGCAATCAATGTATCAACAGATCCTAAGAACTCACACTCAAACTCAACACGGAACTGTGCCTCTGATGTGTTCTTGATCGTCTGTTCTCGCCAAGCATCATCTCTGCCTGGCACTTCTGACCAGTGAACGTCTGTGGTGACGTATTCGTTTCTACCTAGTTCCGCATCATGCCACAGTCGGTAAAAATGATTCATACCTCTTGGGGTAGAAACAATAATTACCTTAGTAGACTTACCAGAACTAATAGTAGGATATACACTACTAAAGAAATCATCTGCTAAATGGTTGGCAACGAACGCAAATTCGTCTAAGAATATAATGTTGAATGACATACCTCGAACAGCTGATGCAGAGGTAGATGCCGCAATGATCTTGGATTTGTTTTCCAATTCCATAGATCCTTTGTTCCATGCAATGATACCCTGTTGCATCCACTTGGGTAAGTTCTCATATGCAATCTGCAATCTACCAAGTAGATCTCTTGCAGTCTGAGCTTTGTTTGCAAGGATTCCTATTGTAACACTATCGTTGAAGATGGCATAGTGCAAAAGATATGACACCACAGTCGTTGACTTACCTGACTGTCGAGGCATCTTACAGATGTTGAATCTATTATTATGGAAATTATTAACTAACTTTTCTTGAAAGTCATACATCTCGAATGGTACTAGACCTTCATCCAAGTTAATGATCTGTACATAGTTCTTAGCAAAATATACAGGGTCTTGAGCACACTTCAAAAACTCAGCAACTTGTTTCTTAGTAAAGTTCTGAGCAACGTTTGCTTTTTTTAGATTAGGGTTTCCAAGGTATTGTGCATTATTATCAGGCATAGTTTATGCGTCAATTACTAATAACGGTTTCGTGGGATCTTTATCACTAGCATCAAAGTATAATACTTTACTGCCTGGATATACTTTGTTCAATTCATATTGAACATTCTTTTTCAAAGGTCTTGCTCTTTGAGGAAAGAACATTTGAATAAATTTAGTCTGACCTCTAAACTGAAAAGTGATAGTATAGGTTGCACCATACTTATTCAATCTCTGCCAGTTACCTTCTTCGTTGATTGATTTGAAACTTTTCATTTGGTGTCCTTTTTCATTTGTTTTAGCATCTTTTGTAAGTCAGCAGTGCTTCCTACAAACAAAGAGTTATTGGTAACATTGGTAGTGTTCTTCTCTTTGACCTCATCGATCTCCTTCATCTTTTTCTGGAGATCAATTAGTTTATCTGCCGTATCTGCAACGTGTTTGATAAGTTGACCAGCAACTTCATACGCCCTTGCAGAGTCAGACTGTTGTGCAACATCTAATGCACCGTCTACTGCCTCTTGACCTTTCTCAACTAAAGAATACAACTGAGCTCTACTATATTCATAGTCCTTCTCTACATCTTCTTTACCAGACTTTAGATGTTTAGGACTAGTTCTTGTAGGTTTGGCAATGGGTTCTTTCTTAATTATTTCAGAAGAAACCTCTAGTGCCTCATCTATAGAGTCAAAGTTTTCATCTTCAATCATCGGTCAACATCCCTTTGTTGAGTTTCACTATAAACAGTGCCATCTGAATTAAAGTCAGTTACAGTCTCACCGAATCCGAAGTCATCACCGAATTCAATTACTCTCTCAACTACCTCAGTATCATCTTGTGCATTGATAGCATGAATAGGAATATTTATGTCATGCGATACAATTTCACTATTGTACTCTCCTCGGTTGACAGTCAATCTATTTCCAGATACACCTCGGATTAACATCTTCTCATCATCAATCTGTATATAATCACCTTTCTTGAACGGAGTTGCACTGTTAACATTAAATGCCGTTACCACAGTGTCAATGACTTGATTTGTTCTAGCGGTGTCATCCTTAGTGTAGTCTTTTATTGCAACAGGAACAGCAGTATATCTTTGTTGTCTTGTTGCAATTTTGATATTTTCTGTTTCTGAATAGTAATCTGTTTGTACTTTCTTAATAAGTCCTTCACTACTATTATTGACAGGACCAAATAAGTAAGTCTTACATACAAAGTTCATGGTATAAACTAATGCTCTTCTAGTAAGGAAATCATCTTCGTAGTTATCTTCCATCTGAATTCCTTCAAGAGTGATTGGCATATCTCTCTTTTCTCCAATCACATCTACTAAATCCACTGTTAGATTAAATGCTGGTTGGAAGTATGGTAGTATCTGTTCTAATATTTGTATTGCATCTTCATTTAACTTAGATAGAATA